GAAGAATATAGAGTTTCCTGATTATGTCGGAGAAACTCATGGCATGCGGTATTTAAGTAATTACAACTCGAGCGTAATGATGTGGAAAGATGGGACTGTTCATCATATATGGGAGCACTTTCAATCAAATCCAGATTACTTCATGGTTAAGTATTTTGGTGACGACAGGTTCTTATGGCACGAAGATTTTAGATTTAATTACTTTCCGAAAGGTGAGATATATTCGTTCGTATATGGCGCAGACTATTATGGTATAGATGACCACAATAAATCTTTCTGGTATAGACCAGACTATACTATAGCATTACTAAATGGGTTAGACCAGTTTCCTGGAGCAGATAAAGAATATGATGAACTTCGTATGCATTAAGTGGGGTGATAAGTATCCCGCCAAATATGTGAACAATCTTTACAACATGGTAAAGAAGAACTACCCCAACCTGTTTACATTCACGTGTTATACTGATGATACCGATGGTTTAATTTGCGACACTGCGCCTATACCAGACGATGGTATTCTACATCCAAAATATTGGTTTGGTAAAGAAACCTTCTGTTTTGACCGAGCAAAGTTCTTAGTATTTAATTCACACAACTGGTTGGGGTACATAGGTGACTGGTGCTATTTTGATCTTGACCTTGTGATCCAAGAAGATATATCTGACATTGAAGAACTTGCTCAGAAACCTCGTATAATTCAATGCCGCTGGCAACCACAATCACAGAAACATGACAGACTGTTTATTGATACTCGAGGAACATTCTACAATTCTAGTATGATGCTTTGGCCTGGTAAATCATGCGAACATATCTACAACGATGCCATCGAGAATTCCGAATCGATATTTAAAACTTTCTTCAAGGGGAGCGATAATTATCATTACTGGAGACAGAGGGATTTCTGGAAAGACATTCCAGGCGGATGGATTTATTCTTGGAATCGAGGAAAGCATTACCCAGATGATATTGAACGATTTAAGTTTCGATCCGATGCCAAGATTTGCTTATTCAATACGGATAATGTTCCCCATCCTTCTGCTAAAGAGCAAATTAAGTTATTGGAATGCGAACATGAAGACATTCTCAGATTGTGGAACTGCGAATGAGAGTTAATTACGTTTGCTGTAAATGGGGAACAAAGTATTCCGCTGAGTTTGTCAATCGTCTTTATCGAATGGCAAAGAAGCATACCCCAGATAATTTTGAGTTTCACTTCTATTGCTACACAGATAATAGTGAAGGGTTTGACACTGAAATTAAAGTCATCGACTTCCCAGACATTCCTGACATCCACCCAAAATACTGGTTCGGTTCTGAGGATTTCAAATACGGCATGGCACGTTGTTGGGACAGACCAAAGACTTTTATCTTCAACACCCACAACTTCGCAGACGATAAACCAACTGGCAGATTTGTATTCTTCGACCTCGATGTTATCATACAAAATGATTTGTCGCCAATCATCACTTATGACCTAGAGAATCCTACCAAGTTGCGCTCGTGGTGGCAAGATCCGAGACCGATGAAGTCTCGCAACTTCAAACTTTCCCATGGCGCATATACTAATGGTAGTTGTATGGTGTGGTCAGATGATCAGACAGAGTGCATCTGGCAGGATGTGCTAGAACATCAAGAACGTATTTGGTTCACGTTCACCGATGGAACTGACAACTATCATAGTTGGCGATGGGGAGACTTTAGCGATACTCCATTATGGAAACATTTTCCAAATACCTTTGCTTACTCTTACAATCGCGGACGCGACTGGGATTCAGGCGACCTTGAAGTCGGTATATATAGAAAGGACTGTATTGTGTGTGTTTTTAATGTGGATTTACTTCCATTTACAGACAACAGCAGAGGGAAAGTGAAGCAGGAATCGCTTGTTGATCCTGATCTCTTAGAACATTGGAATGTATAATGATTAATATTTACACAGTAAAGTGGGGATTCAAATATGATTCGGAAGATGTCAATAAAATTCTCGAACAATGCAAACAACACATTACAACAGAATTTAATTTTTATTGTTTGACCGAACATTCTGGTGGATTAAGTCCAGAAATTAATGTCATCCCATTACCCGAGGATAACTACTACGAAAAATGGTGGAATAAGTTATATCTTTTTGACCGAAATGTTGTTAAGCAAAAAGGAGAAAAACTTTTTCTAGATCTTGATATCGGTATTCAAAACAATATCGATTGCATCGTTGATCATGATCCGGAAGACGGTTTAACTTTTGTTCGCACTCATTGGCATAACATGAAGAAAATGAAACAAGACACCCAAGATATTCCGCACAAATATACAGACTTAAATTCTAGCGTGTTGAGGTGGAATGATAGGTTAGATATCGACAAAATCACCAAGTTCGTCACAGATTATGCAGATCAAATGTTCTTCTATTATCGCGGTCTCGACAATCTATTCGGGCATCAAAGAGAACGTCTTCTGAAAATTGACCATTTCCCAGACGGTTGGGTATATAGTTACAACTACGGATATATGTGGCCGACAGATGTAAGAGAACAAGTCCTGCGCGAAGAACCACTTATTTGTTTATATGATTCAATGGAAAGACCACAAGATGTTAAATTATAATTACTTAAACAACTATCGTTATTGGGGTGAAGGTCTAGAAAAGATCAATCACGAAATGCCGTTTAAACACGAAGACTTTCGTAAGTCTTTGAATCCAAATACTATGGATGCTGCTATCTGGTTGGTAGAAGAATTGCAGAAATGCGTAGATGTAACCAAGCAATTAAATATTACGGTTTTGAATTCTTGGTTGGGGTTTCCGCTCGTTCCATTGTTATGCGAAAATCTAAACGTCAAGAAAATTAATTTAATCGATATCGACAAAGATGCATTGGAACTCTCTAAAGTGTTTAATAGGTATTATTCCAACACGGGTGTTGAGTTAAATCACATCAATTGGGATATTCCGTTTGCATATCATGATATCAATGCACTAGAAACAGATGTTGTTATTTCTCTTTGTTGTGAGACCATGTACCCCCTCAAGAAAATGACAACTGCAAACCCAGATTGTATTTTTGCCTGCCAATCGTCAAATGTATTCAAAGAAATGTATGGTATTAATTGCGTACCAACGATTGAAGAGCACATCGAGAATATTGGAGTTACTGATGTTTTCTACAAGGGATCTATTAAGCAGTCATATTACAGTTGGGATGGTAAGGTCGAGTTCGACCGCTTCATGGTAATAGGGAAAAAATAATATGGGTAGAGCAAGAGTCGTCGCACCACCTCCGCAAGATTATATTCCAGAACCTTTAGTGTCAGTGCCGCCTCCACCCGAGGAAGTGGTTGTGGAGGAGTGGATCGAAGGAAATTTCCAAGAAGAAATTGTTGAAGTTGAAATTATTGAACCTTCTCAAGAAGAACTTGAGAAGGGAAGAATCGCACAAGAAAAATATGAAGAATTGCAGCGAAAGAAAGCAGAAGAGGAATCTAGAATTTCTGCTGAGTTGCAAAATTTACGCGAAGAAAACCAAAGACTTACACGTGAAAAAGAAGCAGCGGAAAGAGCAAAAGAAGAACAAATTGTAAAGATGCGGCAACAGGCAACTGATCAGCGCAACAATCAACACATGATTCAATTAAACATGACACCAAAAATTCCATCGTTAATTAGTAAAATTAAAACATTATTTAGAAACCGTCGAATTAAGTCTGCTACAAATGTTGGAATTAAAAACTATGAAACTGCAATCCTCGAGCGAGCAAGAATTGCAGTTCCTAAGTTATTAGATGATATTGAAAAAATGCATGAACAGTTGACTATTCTGGAAGATCTACTCGCAAAATATAGTGAGGTTAAAAGCACTCAGGAAAAGTGAGAGGCATCCTCGCCGCTTATGTCTTCAATCATTGAGCGCCAGATTTCTAGATGCGGTACAACATATCCTAGTGTCAATCTCTTCGCAGTATTACCACAGCAGTGATATACGATTTTGTTTGGATCGCTGCGATCGCCGAAGTGACCAACCTTGCATGACCATCCCTTTGGATCGACCATAGTGACAACTTCTTTTGTTACAGGATCGAGATATCTGAAAAATCCGCCATTTTCTTCTGAGTTATATGTAATGAGAATATTATAACCAGACGCATTCCAATTAGTGTGCCATCCCATAAACCCATCTTCTGGATAATATGTGAAGACCGCATTATTTCTAGCACCGAGATAATTTATTAATTCAGAATTTGTTTCTTGCTGCCTTCTGCCATATTCAGAAGGGAACCATGGTTGTCCATGTGCCTGAGACATGTCAGTGCACCATGCAACATCAGGAAATCCAACATGATTGTGTCCCTTATTGACGATATGATTCATATACTGCTCATCAGTAGCAGTGTCCACATTCAGTCCGCCGCGACGTTTTGCTTGCATATCTTCAGGTCCGAGAACTAGATGTTGATCGTTCTGTTGGAAGAACCATTCTGTGAACGGGTCTAAAATATCTGTAAGATCTTTTGAGACTGAATTTGTAAATTTCAACATTTGATAATCCTTAATCTAACATACCGTGCGGGATAGTATAATGATAAATCACTCTCGGTTGTCCTTGGAGTTCTTCTTCTTTATATCCAGCGACAAAATTCCATCGAGCATCTGGGTCGGGAAACCGACCTGCCTTTACCCCAAAATCAAACTGGTTGAGGAGTCTCCACATCGTAAACGTATCCCACTGCAAGGCAGATTTTGGATAATGTTTGCGATCCCATTCTGGTTTATTTTGCGCCCAATACTCGTCATACCAAGCACGCATCATCTCTAAGGTTTGTGGATTATTCCGATAGACAAACAACCCACAATGCTCAGTCATTTCTTCTGTCTCGGATAACTTGGTCAGTGCTGCGTTATACGGACGATTGGCAGTGAAGATAACATCGGTATCCTCTGGGATCTGATCAAAAATCTTTTGGATGTCTTCGTGTTCGACTTCAGTATCACAGTCCATATAAACTGTCAAGTCATACGGAGTCTGATCGAGCGCCCAAAGTTTTGCTCGTTTATCGCGAGGAACATTTTCGGTAATTACATTATCAAAAATTTCATAATCATCTGGTTGCACCCATTCTTCTTGGGTGAAGAATGTGATATTTGCATCTGGAAAATAATCTTTTAAAGAAATTGCCGAGTTTCTTGCTGCCCTGTAGTAACCTTTGCGGATTGTGGCAACGTACAGGAATCCATTATTCGGCATCAACTGCTTCTTGCGCAATAGCAGTATTCGCTTCTTCTTGCATCAGTAACATTACTGTGTATGCAGTGACTTCCATAAACGTCTTAGACTTGCGAATCTTAGATTTTAAATCGCGATTCTTAGAGTTTTTAACTATATCAAGTTCGAAGGCATCCAACTTAGCAGCAAACAATTGTTCTTGTTGCACGCGAGTCTTGTCTACCTTCTGACGTTCAAGGTTTTGCTTTATTTGATTATTTCGTTCTTCCATGCGCCGATCAGTATTGGCATCGATCTGCCCGATACTATAGAGACGCATCACTTCTTCGTAATCACGATTGCTACCATCATTCATGATGGATGCAGTAACACGCTTATTAGTGTCAGGATAGAAAAACTCAGCGATGATATGCTGACGTTCTTTATTCGCCCAATAAGGATTTTCGATCTTACGGGTAACTACAGGTGAGGTATTAATCAATTCAATTCTCCATTAGAAATAATAGTCATGGTAACAGTATATATAATAATTGCTACAAAGTCAATAGATTTATGCAGTTTTTACCCACAAATATACTGTTGAGATGGTGTCTTTAGTCGCTTGAATGGTCGCACCAGAATAGGTTCCTGAAAACGACTGCGTATACGATCCGCTATAGAAACCAGTATATGTTGCAGTTCCTAGATAGAATCCTGTATAGTTGCCAGTAAAGTTCCCAGTGTATGTACCCGTATAGGTAGCACTTCCTAGATAGAATCCTGTATAGTTGCCAGTAAAGTTCCCAGAATAGGTTCCTGTATATGTGGCAGTTCCTGCATAGAATCCAGTATAGTTGCCACTAAAGTTTCCAGTGTATGTACCCGTATAGGTAGCAGTTCCTGCATAGAATCCTGAAAAAATTCTCGCATAGAATCCAACATAATTACCTGTATAGTTTGCTGGACCAATATAGTTTCCACTAAAGAATCCAGTGTAGTTGCCTGTATATGTTCCAGTATAGTTTGCTGTACCAATATAGTTACCAGTAAAGAACCCAGTGTAGTTGCCTGTATATGTTCCAGTATATGTAGCAGTTCCTGCATAGAATCCAGTAAAGAATCCAGTGTAGTTACCCGCATAGAATCCAGTATAGTTTGCGGGACCAATATAGTTACCAGTAAAGTTCCCTACATAGTTTCCACTATAGTTGCCAGCATAATTAGCAGCATAGTTTCTTGAACCAGAGAAAGTGCCAAGATAGTTGCCACTATAGTTACCTGCATAGGATGCAGCATAGTTTCTTGAACCCGAGAAGAAACCTACATAGTTTCCACTAAATGTTCCCGCATAGTTACCAGCATAGTTTCTCGATCCAGCATAATTTCCAAGATAGTTACCGCTGAATGATCCGAGATAGTTGCCACTAAAGTTACTCGCATAAGTTCCTAGATAGTTACCAGCAAATGCTGTTCCAACGAAACCACCGAAAAATGGTGCATAGAATCCGAGATAGTTGCCACTAAAGTTTCCTAGGTAGGTTCCAGAGAAGTTTCTTGAATATGTTCCGAGATAGTTACCTGCATAGGATGCAGCATAGTTTCTTGAACCCGAGAAGAAACCTACATAGTTTCCTGAGAAGTTACCTGCATAAGATCCAGCGTAGTTTCTCGAACCAGCAAAGAATCCAGTATAGTTGCCACTAAAGTTGCTGGCATAGTTACCAGCATAGTTTCTAGAACCTGCAAAAGTTCCTAGGTAAGTTCCGCTGAAGTTTCCTGAATATGTTCCGGAATATGGAGCAGTGCCAGCATAACCACCAGCATAGTTGCCGCTAAATCCACGAGAATATGAACCAGAGTAGTTTGCTGGACCTACGTAACCACCAACATAGTTGCCACTGAATCCTCGTGAGTATGAACCAGAATATGGGGCAGGTCCAACATAACCTCCAACATAGTTACCGCTGAATCCTTGTGAGTATGATCCGGAATATGGAGCAGTGCCTGCATAGGCTCCTGAGTATGTACCAGAAAAGTTACCGACATAGTTGCCCGTATAGTTTGCTGGACCTATATATCCGCCGCTGAAATTGTTGGCATAACTACCAGAGTATCCACCAGAGTAGTTTGCTGGACCAACAAATCCGCCGCTGAAATTATTTGCAAAAGTGCCAGAATATGTTCCGGAATAGTTTGCTGGACCAACAAATCCACCACTAAAGTTATTTGCAAAAGTGCCAGAGTATCCACCAGAGTAGTTTGCTGGACCTACATATCCACCAGCATAATTACCACTGAAGTTACCAACATAGTTACCAACATAGTTACTTGGCGAAATTTGTTCTCTGGTATCAGTAGTAGAAGTTCCTAATTGGACCCATGTTCCGCCAGATGGTGTTGAAGATTGAACCTTGTATGTCCCTAAACCAGAATCAATAATTCTATTACGGAAACTTGGTAGCATCTGCAGAATTTCGCCAGAGGACATTTCTTTAATGTCCTTGGTATTGATCAGTTTAAGTGGTTTAAGACTTGTATCTGGAGTGCTAGTCGCCGCAGTTTTCTGCCAAAGGTAAGTAAGAGTATTACCACCGTTTGCAACATCAGTCAGTGTGTAGCGAGAAACCCACGTTCCACCGCTGGGGGCAGTTGCTTGTAGACGATATTGTCCAGCAGTATACGAACTTTCGGCGACCATCGCAGAAATAGCATAATCAAGCAATTCACTATCAATTTCTGCATCAGACATTTCTTTGATGCGGTCAGTGGAATATTTGATCGGTCTATTAGTAATACTTTCAGTCGCCGCAGCAGATACCTGCTTTGCGTAATATGTTACAGTATCAATCGCACCAGTAGCTGGGTGAGTTCCTGTTGCCTCTTGACGATCTGTATCAACAAAGGTTCCGATTGCAGTTCCTGTGCCAGTATTATTTGTGGTGATATTAATTTCACCAGTACCTGTACCATCAGCATTCGCACCAAAGGAAACTGTTAGGATATTTGCTACATAATTTTTGATTTCATCTACAGACATTGCCTGCAACCCCTGCATATTTGCAGAGGTTACTGGTGTCGCAGAAGATTTAATTCTAAGAACCATAGTTATGCAGTCCTAATCCAAAGTTTAACCGTTGATATTGTGTCCTTCGAGGAAAGCACAGTTGCTCCGGAATACGTCCCCGCGAATGTTCCAGTATAATTACCCGTAAAGAAACCACCGTATGCAGGTGAAGTATAAACGCTAGTAAAGAAACCAGTATAGAACCCTGTATATATAGCAGTTCCTGTATAGAATCCTGTAAAGTTACCTGCACTGGTGAAACTACCAGTATAAAACCCAGTATAATTACCTGTATATGATGCAGTTCCTGTATAGAATCCAGTATAGAATCCAGTGTAATTACCAGTGTATGCTGGACCAATAAAGTATGCAGTATATGCAGTTCCAGTCGCTCCAGTATAGTAACCAGTATATGGTGTTCCTGGAATTGGTGCACCAGTATAGTAACCAGTGTAAGGTGTTCCTGGAGTTGGTTCGCCGCTATAGAAACCAGTGTAAGGTGTTCCTGGAGTTGGTTCGCCGCTATAGTAACCAGTATATGGTGTTCCTGGAGTAGATGGACCTGTATAGTAACCAGTATATGGCGTAGCAGGAGTAGATGGACCTGTGTAGAATCCAGTATATGGCGTCGCTGGGGATGGTTCGCCACTATAGAACCCAGTATATGGTGTTCCTGGAGTGGAATCGCCAGTATAGTAACCAGTGTATCTTGTAGGAACGAACAACGGTCCTGGATCCCCTGGACCTGCTCCTCCAGGTCTTGGAACCAAGGTTCCTGGCTGAATAGGCGGACCACTGTAGAACCCAGTATATGGTGTCGCTGGAGTAGATGGACCTGTATAGAATCCTGTGAATGATTTTGGAACTGCTTGTGCAGTATAGAACCCAGTGTAAGGTGTTCCTGGAGTAGAAGAACCAGTATAGAAACCAGTGTATGGTGTTCCTGGAGTCGATGGACCGCTGTAGAACCCAGTGAATGGTGTCGCTGGAGTAGATGGACCTGTATAGAAACCAGTGTATGGTGTTCCTGGAGTAGATGGACCTGTGAATGATTTTGAAACTGGTTGTGCAGAATACACTCCAGTGTAAGGTGTTCCTGGAGTAGAATCGCCAGTATAGTAACCAGTATATGGACCAGTCGGATTTCCTACAAGAGTATAGAACCCAGTGTATTCCGCAATAGTCGGAACTACACCTTGGTAGAACCCTGTATAAATTCCTGGACCTGTGCTTGTGTACCATCCAGAATAATTTCCTGGAACAAGAGCCTGTCTATAATTCGTGATTGGTGGTCCTGGTTCACCTGGGAAAATTGGTGGTCCTGGTTCATATCCCTCATAGAATTCTAACGAAGGTACGCCAGTGTAAGTTCCCAAGTAATTCTGGGTGACAGGCGAACCACTATAATTACCAACATATGGAGTTAAAATTGGACCCATGAAGTCTTGCTCAGGCGGTCCATCACCTGTATAAGTCCCAGTAAACGACCCACCTGGATTTGTCCCACTATAGAATCCAGTATATGGCGTAGCAGGAGATGCACCGCCAGTGTAGTAACCAATGAAAAAGGCAGGAAGTTGGCCCGACGGAAACCCATTGAGATCGGCAACATCCCATTTCAGCGTATAGAATCCAGTGTAGGATGTTCCTGGAGTCGACGGTCCAGTATAGTAACCAGTATATGGTGTTCCTGGAGTGGAATCGCCAGTATAGTAACCAGTATATGGTGTCGCTGGAGTAGATGGACCTGTATAGTAACCAGTATATGGTGTTCCTGGAGTGGAATCACCAATATAGGTTCCTGAAAAGAAGGCAGGAATCTGTCCCGACGGCATCCCATTGAGATCGGCAACATCCCATTTCAGCGTATAGAATCCAGTATAGAACCCAGTATATGGCGTAGCAGGAGTAGATGGACCTGTATAGAATCCAGTATATGCAGGCGCTGGAGTTAGATCTGCAGTATAGAACCCAGTATATGGTGTTCCTGGAGTCGACGGTCCAGTATAAAACCCAGTGTAAGATGGTGCTGGAGTTGATGGTCCAGTGTAGAAACCAGTAAAAGTTTCACCTGGAGTTGATGGTCCAGTGTAGAATCCAGTGTATGGTGTTCCTGGAGTTGATGGTCCAGTATAGAATCCAGTGTATGAAGGTGCTGGAGTTGATGGTCCAGTATAGAAACCAGTGTATGAAGGTGCTGGAGTTGATGGTCCAGTATAGAAACCAGTAAAAGTTTCACCTGAAGTTGATGGTCCAGTATAGAACCCAGTGTATGAGGGTGCATCAACAGAATATGGTATTCCATCGCGCTGAGTGGTATACGCAGGTCCAGTATAGGATCCTGTGTATGCTCTACTATAGGTTACGAAATTTTCTACAATAGTTCTAGTGTATACTCCGCTGAAACTGCGAGTGTACGTTGGACCTGCACCAGTAAAAACTCCAGTATAATTCGCAGGTCCAGTATAACCAGCAGAGAAATTATTGCTGTATCCAGGACTTGTGAATGGTGAGGTATATGGTGGACTGCCATATGCTCCGCTATACGTTCCTGTATAGTTACCAACATAATTTTGCGGAGAAACTTGCTCTCTAGTATCAGTAGTAGAGGTTCCTAATTCAACCCATGTTCCGCCACCTGGAGCAGTCGCTTGCAGTTTATAAGTTCCGATATTAGTATCGATAATGCGATTACGGAAGTTCGGAACCAACTGCTCAATTTCGGCAGCGGTCATAATCTTCAACGAGTTGGCATCATTACTTTTTAATGGTGCAAGAGAATCGTTGGCGACTGTTGAAGCAGCGGTTTTTTGCCACAGGTAGGTTGTGGTATTTCCGCCATTCGCGACATCAGTGAGCGTGTATCTTGCTTGCCAAGTTCCACCTGTAGGAGCAGTTGCTTGTAGTCTATATTGACCAGCAGTATATTCAGATTCGGAAACAAACGCCGAAATCACAGTATCCAAAACACCGTCCAGATTAGCATCAGTCATTCGGCGAATGCCATCAGAATGCCATGCGACAGGACGAGCAGTTACGCTTTCGGAAACAGGAGCAGTTACTTGCTTTACATAATAGGTAGTAGTAGTTATGTCACCCGTGGCAGGATGTGTCCCAGTCGCTTCAGTTCTATCCGTGTCAACGAACGTTCCAATAGAAGTTCCTGAACCCGAATTATCTGTTGTGATGTTTATCTCAGCAGCGCCAGATCCAGTGGTATCCGTCGCAAACTTAGTTGTGATGACATTTGCAATATAGTTCTGAACCTCTGCGTTGGTCAAAGGTTCCAGTCCGCTGAAAACAGCAGACGTAATTGGCGTCGTAGATGCTTTGACCTTTAGAGGATTCATTTTAGTTCAACCTGTTACCACTTGTATCGTAAACAATAAGATTAGTAATGCGATACCAATCTTGCGTATCCTGCGCAACTAACTGAACAGAACTATATGGTGCCAGATTAACAGCAACGTTCACAGTTCCTTCGTCAATGACGTCAGATGTGTTTGGATAAACCTTAATGGTAACCGCAGTAGTATTGACAATAGTAACAGAAACGCCTACAGCAGCAGTCGGGAGTTTGACACCTTGGTTTGCTGTTGCCGAGGTAACAATATTGACTGTTTTTGTCAGCGCAGTTGCGCCACCTTGATCAGTTCCTGCTGCAGCAACCGATGCATTTACTGATGGGATAAATGCGCCAGTTAGTGTCAGGTTCTCGAACGATGGACTGTCACCAGATTGATACTTATCTTGATTGAGGTTGGTAAAGTTATCATCAACCTCATTATTTGTTAAAGGTACGCCCTTGGCGGACCTCAGTGTAATTGTGCTCATGCTTTCCTACCTTCATGATTGTTGAGAATTTGTGTTAACAAAGATTTAATTTCCGTCATCTCATTCTTTAATTCATTAATCTCAATTCCATATGACTTCATTTGTTTAAGTCTTTCACGTTGTGCATTATATGCTGCTAATTCGTGTTTATCAGTAGAGACAATTGCTTTGGAGTCTCCATCTCTAATGTATTTATTCGTATCTTGAAGTGCGAATTTTGCCATATTATACCTGCAGCGCGATTGCTCTCAGTTCCTTAAACTTAGGAACAATAGAACTGTTGTTAGAGAACATGACAATCTTAATCGCCATTTTGTCAAATTTGGTATAAGTCGCACCCGAATACGTGTATGTGAAGGGTTCATCTTCTAGTTCGTCAACTTTATTTGCCTTTGGTATTTTATATTCATACTCAACAAATCCAGCAGCGGCAGTAGAACTTAGTGGCGATACGCTCGTCTCTAGT